TACTTTTTCCATATTACAGTTGGAACGTATATAGTAGACCCAGGCTCTCTAGGAGCTGTTATTTTAAAACAGATCCTGCCGCTATATCTCATAATATCACTCCCATTTTGATTTAATCGCCGATCTTAGTTATTAGCCAGCCGCTCTCTGTGTCTCAAGAACGATTGCAGAATAAGGCTTTACAAGAGCACCAGACATTCTGCCTTCCATGAGATAGATCATCTTATTGAAGTTGATATCGAAGTCATCGAAGAAGCTGAGTGCGCCGCCCTTATCAGTACCGAATACATAGTCAGAAAGATCAAGTGTGATAGCGTGTACATCATATACAACGTCTGCGCTTCCCTCAACCTTCTTTGTACGTGTGAGGTTCTTCATGTACGGGCAAGGCATGATCTTGCCAACGCCAGCAGCAACAGCGATCTCTGTGGGGCTCTTATACTTTCTGTTTCCGATATCATCCTTGAGTACCATCATCTGACGATAGATTGCAGGATCGATGAACATTACAGTGTTACCTGTTCCGCGGTAGTCCTCGAAAGAAAGGATAGACTCGTCAAGAAGAGCGTCAGCCTTATCTGCAGCAGAAGCTCCATCTGCGAATGCTACTTCGTACTTAATTGTGAAGAGATCAGCATCTGTAAGAACAGGACGAATCTGATCTTCCTTGATCTTATGCTTAGTACCAGCGGATCTGCCATCTCCCATAAGCATTGCTCTTGCAACTTCCTCGTCATACTTGATGCGCATCTCTTCCTTGAGGAATGCGAGTACGTCGATTGTTGTTGCGTCGATGATGTCATCACGATCAAGACGATTCTCCTTATATACTGTAGCCGGATATGTCTCTCTTGTGAGCAGCTCGAATACTTCGTCATCCTTCTGGTCGCCCTTAGTGTAACCCTTAGCTCTTGCCTCTTCAGCAGTGATGTCAGCAAAGAGAGACTTGATACGAGCGAACGGTCTGTGAGATGTCTTTGTAAGGATCTCATTTACCCATTCTGTTCTGCGGTTGATGAACTCAGGCTTGTCGTTGATTGCCTTGCTGTCTGGGAACAGAACGTCAATATTCTTGATACCATATGTCTGCTCTGCAGGCGCATCGCCATCTGCATGTTCAAGAGTACCACCCATCTTAGCAGCCTCAATTGTTGTCTTAATCTCATCGAGTATTCCAGAATGCTGCAGAGCCTTGCTCTCAGGAATAGCATGCTCAAGATATCTCTTGAAAGACGGAACGCCGCTGTCCATAGCTCTCTTAAGACTTGACAGAGTAAATGCGCTTACGACGGCTGAATGCTGGAGCTCAGAAACACCAGCACTTGCTGCCTGATTTTCGAATACATTGTTCTTCATAGTAGGATCCTCCTCCTCGTTTTCATTTATGGCAGACTGCTCGGCAGTTCCACCTTCTTTTGTTTCTCCTTCATTTTCTGCATCCAGCATTTCGCCGAATACAAACATGATAGCCTGCTGTTCCTCTTCAGAAAGCTTAGCCATGCCAGAATTATAAAGTTCTTTTATAGTTTTCTGGTCGTCAGACGTCACTTTTTCAGAGGATGCTGAACTATCATCAGCATGATCAAATGATCCGCCGAGTGTCTCCTCAAGCTTTTCTCCTGAATACATTATCGCTTCACCGTCATCAGCATCACCGTGAGCCATAGATATCTGCTCAATATGTGCACCAGGATTAGCACCTGAAATGACAAGGCTTACTTCCTTGATGTTTCCTCTCTTTACATTAAGGCCTCTTTCACAGAGATCTGTTGCAAAGATTGAATATGAATCGATATCACCGTGTTCGACACAAGCCTTCATATGCTGACCGGACTTTGTACTGTTGAACAGAGTGAATCCTCGTACACCATCGGGATAATCCTTGAGCAGAACTTTACCGATGAGAGCGTCAGGACTCTTTCTCTGATGCTGGTACACGAGCGGTACTACCTTTCCGTCCATATGAGAAAATGAACCTCGTTCAATAACACGACCGTCGCTACACTCTACACCATACTTGGTTACAAGACCGGCACAGTCATAATTCTTGAAGTCTTCAACTCCCATTTTGATTTACCTCCTTTATTAGTTTAAGAGCGCAAGAAGAGCTGTGAGTTTCTCTTCATCAAGCTCTGTTTCGCCGATTGTGATCTTATCAGTAACGGCGATTTCCTTGGCTACTGAACCTTCGCCAAGCTTAGCGATAGCATCTCCTGCTGTACGAGAACTCGTTTCTGTGCCTGAGAGCTTATCGATGTTTTCCTTGATCTTTCCCATTAGTTATTACCTCCTTGATTACCAGAATTTGAACCACCTGAAACTGAACGTGCTATTCTTTTTGTATTTAAATATCTAGCGCCTTCTTCTCCAGACATATAATTTAAAACTTTATCAAATGTAGTTATCGAAGTCATTCTATTACCGAACTGAGACCATCTTTCATTAAGTCTTGACATTTTACTAGTCATATCAATGGCTTTAGAATTTCGATCCATAAATCTCTGAGAATAAGACGCCAAAAATCGATCTTTTGATCTTGATTTTTTAAAATCAGTCCAGTTCATATCGCCGATCTTTTTCAGCTTTTCGACTTTAGCTCGCCTGTTTTCTTCAGTTATATACTCCCACGTTTTTTGTTTACCAGACTTACCTTTTTTGGCCGCATTATGGGCTTTTTTATCCGATTTATATATCATCCTGTCGTACATTTTTTCTACTTTAGCTTTTGTTTTATTTATTCTTAATTGGCCCTTCTCTGTGAGAGATCCGTCTGGATTTTGGTATCTACGGACACCCCATTTCTGACCTTTCACACCGTGGTGCTCAAGATAGTTTTTTAGGGCCAGTCTTTCTGTTGAATCAAAGTCCATATCATCACCTCCTCACATTTTGGTTAGCATAATATCGGTTTTATCAGAGATTTCATTTAGATTTTCCTCGCCAGTTGGCTCTTCAGAATTACTCTGGTCAGTAGCCTGATTAAGGTTTTTATTTCTGAGTTCATCAGCGCCTGGATCAGATGACGGCTTATAACCGATGATACCTCTAACTTCATTTGAAGTGAGTATCTCGTTACGTGTAAACTTATCCGCAATGTCCGGAAGCTGAGTAACAGGAACAAGTTTAAACGGATCTCTGAACCACTTTATAGCGTGACCTCTTGTGCGAGCGTTTGTTGTTATGTACTTTCTATCTACTTCCGTTGTTAAAGCGGTCATGATAGGAGCGACTATTCTTGTGTAGTAATTAGTCATCGTCTGTTCGTCAGCTTTACCATTAAAAATCTCATCGCACCAACCAAGCTGACCCATAATCTTGTTATACAGGTACTCGATTTGCTGTAGTAATGTATTTTCAGCAGGCCTATTCAACTGAGTTATTCTCTCGTTAGCCTCAATGTAAGCTATACCATACTCAGAATTCTTAAGCTGATCAGTGATCTCCGCTTTTCTTTGTTCCGCTTCTTTCCTACGTTCTTCTGAACGAAGAGAATATGGAAACTGAATTATGATATCGAGCTTTCCTGATGATGCAGCCTCATCGATAGAATCCATAAGTGAAATCTTACGAAGATATCGCTGAACATCACTATTATAGTCATTCATGATGCTATACATAGGATTGGTGACGATGGCTACAGCCTTCTTTGGCAGTGTGATATCACTGAATACTCCAGTTCTATCGTTATATAGCCGTACAGTAACCCTATCAGTAAACCAAGCTACTATCTGGCCTGTGCGCATCGTATAAATATCGAAAGTATCGTCCGTAAATATATTACCTTCAGTGTCCACTGGGCACATTGCTACAACACCTTCGCCAAGCATTGACTCGATAGTATTCTGAACATATGCAACACCAGATTCATCGATGTTTGCTTGGAGGTTGAAAATATCATTGAGACTATCTTTCACTGGTTCAACATAACGACCATTCTCATCGAGTATGCAATGTTCTATTTTGATTTGAGCACAGTCCATTGCAATTCGAGCAATAGGGCCTGCTAGAACATTCCTCTTCGATCCCATAGTTATTACGTTACGATCCAGTGGTCTTGACGATGACACCGAATATGTGTACTTTTCATTTGTCGGATCCCTATTCGCGAACGCATTGAACGCACGCTTAAGCCTTGTTTTTAATGACAAAGGGTATCGCCTCCTTAGAAGAAATCAGGAAATGCTTTAAATGCTACATAGGCATCAAGCATTGCTGCAACATTATCTATTTTTTGCTCTCGTCGAGCTTTGTAAAGTTTCTTATTTCCATTTGTGTCAGTTAAAGCAACACAATTGCCCATACAGAATTGCATCAGTTCTTCATCAAAAAGTAAACTTCTGTCTTCAGATAGAATTTTAAGCTCTCCAAGAGGAACGGATTCGGTTCGTACACCCTGAGGTACTTTAACCACTCCGTATGGTGTGTTTTCTCGTTCCCAACGTTCTACGAATTCCTGAGCATTATATGGATCATAACCAAACGTTCGAACATCGTATGAATTGTCAAGTATAAACTGATCCAGATCGTCATACACTTCCATCATGTTCAATATTGAGCCTGGCATTACGATTAACGATCCTTCTTCGACAAAGGAGTCGTATTTCTCTCGCATAGCCCTAGGAAGCTTAAACATGGTTCTCTCTGAAATGTAACTTCGACATTTTATACCGAACACGTCTTTCTGTAATGGAAACATGAATGTAAATGCACAGAAATCATCGCCCATTGACATATCACCACCCATAGAACAAGCCATTTTCCAATAGCTTCTGTATCTATGCGGCAACGTTTCTTCATATGTGAAATAATATGTATAGCCTTCAGCTGGAATACCAAATCTTTTAGCTAAAATATCATTTCTTACAGACGGTGATTTCTCAGCTCTTTCTACATCAAGCTGGTATGTTTCATAGCTTACAGTTATTCCAATATTCGGATTTGCTTTCTGCCATTTGGTTGGGTCTCCAACTTCATCTATGCTGTCCAGACAATACCACCAAATCGAAACGTGCGGATTGTTATACTCGCCTTTAAGTATGTCCATAAGTTCCATTTTGATTGTATCGCCAGGTCCGTTTCGAACAGTACCTTCTGATGAAACAGCTATTATTAGCCAGTCTTCGTTCTTAGAAGCGCCCTGCTCAATAGCACCAACTACGTCTTCTTTAATGTCTCCAGAAAGCCACTCGTCTATGGTTGCTATCTTACAACGTAGACCCTGCAACTTGTCTATACGCATTGGCTTTATTTCAAGAATCGAATTTGTTAAGAAGTTTTGGATTCCTTTTTTTGTTGAAGCAAGCTTAACGCGATCATTCCTATTAGACGTTGCATGTATATCACCTGCAGTAAGGAACTGAAACAGCGGGCCTTTTGATCTTGCTATAGCAGTTCTATATGTAGACATTACTGCTTCTGCCATGTTCATAGTCGGAGCAGTAGTTATTTGCTCAGTTGTCGACTTATCGCAATTCTCAAAGTATGCTTGGATCAGGGTCTCATATACGGTTTTTGAAGCACCTCGTCCAACTATAAGATATTGTTTATTCCTAAGTCGTTTCTTTATTCTTCGTCTTACATAATGCCCGCCAAATCCATTAGGATCTGGAACATACACTGATCTTTCTACAAAGTAAAACCAAGATAATACATCCTCTGCCCACAACTTGAATGAGTCGAGCATTACTAGGTCTGATCCATCGGTCAAGCACATCTCTGCTTCGCAAAATTTTATAAATCTCTCAACGGCTTCATCATCATAGTATATAGATGGATCCGCAATTAGATCATCTATTCTATTCATTTGAAGAGATACTTTTTCATTAACAAGTATTTCTCCAGACAGAACTTTTTCTCGGAATTCCCCATAGTAGCGAGGAACCGCTGTGTTTGAAAGCAACTCCACCGCCTCCTTATGGGATTACTTCTATTTTGATTATTAATTATGCATGAACACCGGTTCCTCTTGGCGTTGAATAATCAACTATAAAATCACTAATTTTAAAGTCGCCTACCTTGGCAAGAACAAGCGGTGCCTGTTTATCAGCTTTTTCTCGTATGCTCTTAATCCGATCTCTTACTATATCACTAGCAACAGACTGCTTTAGTTTTGGATCAAGATTCATTTGTCTTATTGTAGAATCTGGAAGAAAATCATTTATGTTTTTGGTTCTTGCTGCTCGCTGCTCTTTAAGATAAGCATTTGCGTCTTTTGCCAATTTTGCATCGTTGACTGCTTTGCTTTCCAGGATAGAATTTACTCTATCTTGAATATACTTCTCACGATCTTTTTTAGATTTATCAACCACAAGATGTGTTTCGGCTGCAGCTCTATTATTAATAGCATATGTGTCGAGTGAGTTCTTTAAATTAGTTGATATATCAATACCCTTGAATACTTCTTTTAGTTTCTTTTTGTCTTCTTTTGTCATTTTTTGATTCGTGTTTGTTAACCGAACCTGTGCACCTTCTTTGAAGGTATCTTTAGTATCTTTAGTATCTTTAGTATCTTTAGTATCTTTAGTATCTTTAGTATCTTTAGTATCTTTAGTATCTTTAGTATCTTTAGTAT